TCCCTGGAACTTGCGTGAGTTTTTGGATTGTAAAGATAACTGTTCTATGAACGAGATTATTTTTCACGATAACATAGATATCAAATATTGCCTCCGCATCATTACAGCGAATGGCACGGACTACAAAAGCCTGCTCCCTAAAATATCATTAGATTCTCCCGGACTACAACCTGATATATCAAAGCTACCATTCTACTGTTATCCATTTGAATCTATGTACACAGGGATAAATCCTTTACCTCCAAGTTCAAAAGAATGGTATATTATGATGTCTAAAATGGCCAATATAACAATAGACGATAGTGCTGACATAAGGGATGACACCATCTATGATATCCAAAATATCCGTGAAAAAATAAGGGAAAAAGCCGAATATTTATATATGAACCGTGATAAGCAAAAAATAAAGTATCTAAAAGAGTCTCCGTAAGAGTCCAGTGTATAAAAATTGATAACCTATAAAAAAATAAAAATATAATATATGGACGATATTATTGACAACTTTGGATATATAAGTATATCAGAAAATAATGAATTACTAACCTATATACGCACATTAGAGATAGATTATAATCTTAAAAAATATTTATATGATTTAATTGAAAATGATAATCATACAGATTATTTAACTATATACAATATATGTATGGAGAATGACATTGAACTCCCGCCATTCTAAATACATCACATATCTCGCATATCCTCGGCAATCTATTTCTTAGCCTTTTTTTTAACTACTTTGGCATCTACAATGCCCAATCTGTCATTTTCATATTCCTTCAAAATATTATTGCGGTGTTCCTCCCATTCTTTTTCAAGTTCATTCAAATCATTCAGCCACAAATCTTCAATATTCGTATTTCTCAGATTTCTGAGCCTTTCATCCAACTCATTATATTCCCGCTCCAATATAACCTTTCTATCATATGTCAGCTGTGATATAGGCATCTTTAACAGATAATTATAATGCTTATAATTAATGTCAGCATCTCCAGCGACTTCTCCTACCTCATCAGCTTCATCTGCACCAGCTCCAGCGGCCTCTCCCAATTCTTTTGAAGATTCATCGCTACCCGTATTGATTGGCGGGTAATTTAATTCAATCAATCTCGCAGTAATCTCATTCAATTTTTTATTCATAATTTTAATATTTCCAGCAATTACATCTAGGATAAACCTCATTTTATTGCTCAACACCTTAGCCTCTTTTTCAAGATTTTTAATTTGGTAATTTTTTCTCTCAAAATATTTCAATATCCTTGTCTCAGACCATTCCTTGATAATTTCAATTGCACTATCATATTTTTGAATAGCACCATCTTTGTTGAAGAGATGGATATTGTTAATACTGAGATTCTTGCTTGATTGCAGTTTAAACAAGGTATCAAAGTTGCCCTCAATAGTAGCCTTAACACTCGTGTTGAAATGTAAGATAAACTTGACATTCTTTGATGTATAGTGATTCTCTATGTATTTCAAGTTATTTAAACCATTTGTAATCATATTTTCAAGAAATTCTTTATAATCTTCCGTCCAAGTTCCAATCGGCAACTCAGTTATCTCTACGGTAGAATCATCAATCCATCTATAAACACCCTTGCTAATATATGAGTTTTTCTCGGCTTTAACAATAGTTCCTTTAAATCCCAGGTAATACGGGGTAATATCGCTGATATCCAAGATATTGATTGTATCATTAATAGTTTCAAGGTCTTCCGCTGTCTTTGCAACAGCACCCGACATTTTAATGACATTGCAAATAATCTTACATATATTAATCAATTCGCTCGGGTCAAATTGCGGAATATTTGTAGAATATCCAGTTCCAATACCAATACCACCATTCACAAGAATCATAGGGATGATAGGGATGTAATATTCGGGCTCTATTTGTAGCCCATCATCGTCCTGATAATTCAATATAGCGTTATCCTCCTCCTTAAATATCAATCGGGTTAGCTTAGATAATAGCGTGAAAATATATCTCGCAGATGAAGCATCCTGGCCACCCTGACAACGGCTACCAAATTGGCCGTTGGGACTCAATAGATTGATATTGTTAGTTCCGACATAGATTTGCGCCATACCCACGATAGCCTGTTGAAGCGAGTTTTCACCGTGGTGATATGCCGAAACTTCGCTGACATATCCAGATAATTGCGCTACCTTTATTTCATTCGTGTATAACCTTCTTTTAAAGCAGGCATAAATAATCTTTCGCGTGCTTTCCTTGAGACCGTCGCAGATATGATTGATAGACCTCTGCAAATCCCGATTAGAGAAATGAATCAAATCTTTATCCACGAAGGATTTGTAATCCACATTTAACTTGGAATAATCCAATACATTATCCTTGTTATAGTTTTGTAGCCATAGCTTTCTGTCATCGGCTCTTTTCTTATTAAATGCCAAATCTATGACTTCGTCGGCATTTTCATCATACATATATGTTACCTTCTTCATATTCTTAAAATACTCCTTGGCCTCTTGATCGTTTGAAGTGCCAAGTCCTTTGTAATATTTAATTTTCCACGAACTCTTCTTGGCTACATCGGTTTCGCTCCATCTTTCGTAATCCGACATATTATAAAACTCAATTACATCTTTCTTGCTATTCGTGGCTTTAATAATAGGCGTAAGCATAGAAGTGAGAAACCCAGAGATTTCATACAATTCGTGCCACATACTTTGAAATATATTGAATACAAGACCTTTGATGTGGCTTCCATCGTGATCCTGATCTGTCATAATCATAATAGAGCCGTATCTAAGCTGGCTGATATCAGTATATTTCTTGTTCTGCTCCAAGCCCAAGATTTTTTTAATAGCAGTGATTTCGTTATTATCTGATATTTTTTGTAGTGTTGCATCCTTTACATTTAGAATCTTACCGCGCAAAGGAAATACGCCGTATCTGTCTCTGCCAATAACACTAAGACCCGCAATAGCCATCGTTTTAGCCGAATCTCCCTCCGTCAAAATTAGAGTACATTCAGCGCTATTTTTCGTACCCGCCAAATTGGCATCATCCAGCTTGGGAACGATGATGCGTGATATTTTCTTTCCGTCAGTTTTCACAAGCTTCTTCTTATCATAAAACTCGGTGATACTAAGAGCCTTGTCAATAATTCCGGACTTGAATAATTTTTCATAGAACTTGTCGCTCGGTTCGCACTTTGAGCCAAACTTGGCGACAGGCGTCGTAAGTGTCTCTTTGCTCTGTGAATCAAAGCTAGGATTTACAATCAGTGCCTTGACAAAGATTATAAGATTATCTTTGATATGTTGGGTTTTAACGACCTTCTTCTTTTTTGCCAAAGTCATATCAACGAGATTCTTAGTAATCATATTTGTGATATATTCAATATGTTTCCCTCCCTTAATCGTATTAATTCCATTGACGAAAGAGAGGTATTCAAATGAACCTGAATTTGAAATAGATGCAGCGATTTCCCAGCGTTCCCCGCAAGATTCATAGACAAGCGGTTGCTCCTTCTTATCCAAAAATAGCTCGCAATATTTCTCAAAATCCTTAATCAATATCTTTTCGCCGTTGAAATATACAGAGACATCTTTGTTAGTTGTAGCGCAAGCATCAATTACCCGACGATGAAACAATTTATAAATATCCTCTGTAATATTTTTAATCCCGAACCTTTCATAATCAGGCCTAAAGGTAATTTGGGTATATGGAGCTTTTGAAGAGGCTTTGACAGTGGGCTTATCGCGCTCTGTCATATTATTCCTGAAAGTCTGAGTATATATTTTGTTAGTATAGTGATCTACGGTTTCTATGATAAACTCCTTTGAAAATATGTTGGCAAGCTTGCTTCCATAGCCATTCTTGCCACCCCATATCTTCTCCTCGCCTTTATCATAGTTGGTGGATGTAAGAAGCTCACCGAAAATTAATTCGGGAACCCATAAATCGCCATAAGTACTATGCTTTTTGATATCAATACCGTTCCCGTCATTAAGAACAGAGATGACGCCGGTATTCTTGTCAATAGATACTTTGATATTCTTGACGTGCTTGATATTTTCTTTTCCCTTAGCTTCCTCGGCCTTCAAACGCATTGAATGGTCTATGGCATTTACAATGACTTCATCAAAAATCTTCAAAAGTCCCGGAATATATGTCAGTTCATCGGTATCCATTTTGTTTGTAGCCGAATCAAAGACATAGCTGTTGATTTTTTGCGATTCAATAGAGCCGATATAAGTATCTGGGAGAGCAAGAATATGCTCCAACAATTCGTACTTTTTATATTTCTCTTCAACCGTTTTGTCGGTCTTGGGAGGCTTGGCATCTACTTCTTTCAAAGTTTTGGGAGGCATTCTAATATATAAGCTATTAATATATTTATATAATCAATTTTTTATATTTGCGACTAAAAAATAAAAAATAAATTAACTTATTTTATATAGATAATGGCTATATTAGATATAACTAATAATGAAGAGTATAAAAATATATTGAGAGGCAATAAGGTATTAGTTATATATTCAGCATCATTCTGTAAGCCTTGTAAGGAGATATATCCGTATATGCTAGAATTATCTGAAACTTACAAAGATATAATTTTTATAAAAGTTGATATTCAAAAATGCGAAGATATAGAAGATATCAACAGTATCCTCTCTATTCCTCATTTCAGGTTTATTAATAATACCCTAGAAATATGTTCGTTCACAGGTGCTAACAGAAGCCTCATAATAGAATCCATAGAAAAACTACGATTATCCGATTGGGGGAGCCCTATGGGGGAACCCGCCCCCAACGCGGGCTCTCAATAGCCTCTCAATAATTATTATAAAAATACTTAGATTAACAGAGCAGTTTTTGAGACACTGGAATATCTATATTTTTTTCATTTTAAAATTTGAGTACATCTTTCTGTTTTTTCAAAAATTTCAAAAGTTTTTTAGAAATTACAAAATAAATCAAGAGATGTACTCAAATTTTAATTTTCAATTTTTAGAAATATTCAGTGTCTTTTTAAGCCTTCATAATGGTACTATAAATATCCAATGATCCTCTCAATAGCCTCTCAATAGCCTCTCAATAGCCTCTCAATAGCCTCTCAATAGCCTCTCAATAGCCTCTCAATAGCCTCTCAATAGCCTCTCAATAGCCTCTCAA